CTTACATCTGGGCCACCAACGCCGCCGACGGTATCCCCGGCACGCTGCTGGGCTTCCCGGTTGTTTGGACCGAGAAGTGTCCGCGGGTGGGGCAGACCGGCGACGTGGTTCTGGCCGACTGGCGGTATTACCTCTTAGGCGACCGGCAGGCGACCACCATCGAGTCCACCAAGTTCGACCGCTGGGCCTACGACGAGACGAGCTGGCGCGTGGTGCATCGGGTTGACGGGCAGCCGTGGTTGAGCGCGCCGCTGACGTATCAGGACGGCACAACCCAGGTCTCACCGTTCGTCGTTCTATCCGCCACGGTCAGTACCTAGGCCGAAGTGGAATAAGGAGAACATACCATGAGTTACACACAACGTTTCAGTGAAGTGCACCAGGTGCTCGCCCACGAACCGGCGGACAGCTTCGCGGCCGAGGTCAACTCCGGCTTTGTGTCGCTGGCTACCTTCCACCGGGCGGTGGTCATCATCAGCCTGGGCGACATGCAAGCCGGCGGCCAGTTCGTGGTCAACGTGGATCAGGCCACCGATACGACCGGCGCGGGCAGCAAGGCGCTGACCGGCAAGTCAACCACCCGGTTGACCCAGGCGGCTGGCGACGGCAACGACCTGCTCATTATCGAGATCAAGTCGATAGAGCTGGATGTGGCCGGAGGGTACGACTGCATCAACGTGCGCATCAACCCGGTAGACAACTCAGCCGAGTTTGCGCTGTTGGTGCTAGGTATCGTGCCGCGCTTCGCTCCGGTGACGACCACGCTGGTGACGGAGATCGTAGACTGATAGCTTGACTATCAGGGAAAGCAGGCAATATGCGCCTCAAGGTACGAAGTGATAGCCCGGCTCCTAATACTGTCCGGCTATGGTTGGATGATGTGGAAATCACACATGTAACCCAGGCCATCACTTTTGTCGCTGAAGTAGAGAGCATTAATGTCGTTACTCTCAGATTGATCATAGATGGTATTGACATAGATGCTGAGGTCAAGGCTATCATAGATCAGGTAGAGTTGGAGTATGCCTGACAATGTGGGTGCGGCTTAAATCTATCCAGTACGTCTCAGAAGGGGGCCGCCAGATAACCAAGTATCCGGGCGAGTGGGTCAACGTCGGACGCCAGCAAGCTACGGCCTGGCTGGCCAACGGTGAGGCCGACCGCCCGGATATGCCCGACTTACAGGTCTTGCCCGGTTGTGGCGTCGTGGTCATAGGCGAGGCCCGGGCAGACCATATCAAGGGCCTTGAGGTCGTGCGGGCGCAGGAGCCGCGTCTGGAGTTCGCCCGGACGTTGTTATGGTCCGGCGTGAGCTTTCGGGGCGACCTGATGCCGGTTGGCTTCTCTCTGCTGGACACCTGGGAGGTGGCCGCACCCATCTTCAGTTACACCACGCTGGCGCGTGACGTGGGCACCAAAGAGGACCGGGAGCGGACGCAGGCGGTGATCCGTGACTTGCGGGTGCCGCTCTACGACGTGCGCTTCCTGTTCCTGAAACGCTGCCACGCCACGCGCCGGCTGCTGGACGCCTGGGGGGAGGAAAGCGGCGACCGGTCGCTGGCCTTCCTGCGGGCGCTGTATACCGTCAAGCCATTGGTGTGCGCACTACCGACGACCTGGGTGTTGTCGTGACTCGCGGTGTGCTGTACGTCGCCTATGGCGAGACGGCCCGGCGCGAGGCGGCGGCTAGCATCAAGAAGCTGCCCGCCGGCCTGCCGGTGTGCGTCGTCGGCGAGCAGCCCTTGATCGGCAACGACCTGTATCACGTCCCGTTCTCAGAACCGGGACCGGGGGCACGACGGGCCAAATTGAACATGGACCGGCTAACCCCCTTCGACTTTACTTTGTACCTGGACGCCGACACCAGACCGGTGGGCGACGTATCACCCGGTTTTGACATGCTGGCCGACGGCTGGGAGCTGGTGCTGGCCCATAGCGGGCGGCAAGGGCATGACGTGATCGGCAACGTGAAAGCGGGTGAGCGGCTGGCGACCTTCGAGGCAATCGGCAATATGGAACCGTTGGGTTTGCAGGCGGGCGTGATCTTCTTTCGCAAGTGCGAGACGGTAGAAAGGTTGTTCGCCGCCTGGCGTGACGAGTGGGAGACGACGCGGGACCAGGACCAGGGCGCGCTGCTTAGGGCGCTGGCCCGCGTGCCGGCCCGCATCTGGATTTTGGGCCTACCCTGGAACTCGGAGCGCGGGGAAGTAGTCAAGCATCTTTTTGGACGGGTCAAACGGTGAGAGTACACATCATCTGTCGCAACACCCACAAAGACCGTATCCTGCCCCGGCTAGCCAACGCGCTGGCATCGTCTGCCCGCTGGACGCTGGGCAATGCGCCCGACGAACGGGCCGATGTCAATTATTTCTTCCCTTACCTGGAATGGCACGACCGGGGCCGGTCCTTCAAGGCCACGCCCACTGCCGCCTGGTTCACCCACCGGGACACTTACCAGGACAACGGCAAGGTCGCCATGTGGGACGAGTGCGCCGCCGGCGTTGACCTGCGGCTGACCACGGCCCGTCACAACGTAGACCCCCTGTCCCAATACGGCATGACCCGCATGGTCACGCCCCCGCTGGACACCGACAAGTTCAAGCCGGTAGCGAGGCGGGCCGGGAAAAAGGAGCGACCTGTGGTCGGTGTGTCTGGTTACGTCTGCCCCGGCGGGCGCAAGGGCGAGGCGATGATAGCCCGGCTGGTCGCAGAGCGGCCCGACCTAGAGATGGTCGCCACCGGGCAAGGCTGGCCGGTGACTGGCTGCAAGGAGTGGGAGTGGGAAGACTTGCACAAGTTCTACCACCAATTGGACGTATACCTGTGCTCCTCTCTCCTAGAAGGCGTCGGCTATCCCCCACTTGAGGCGCTGGCCTCCGGGGTGCCGGTGGTCATCCCGGCCGGGACGGGGTTGTTTGACGACCTGCCTGATATGCCGGGCATTGAACGTTTCCCGATAGGGGATTATGAGAAGATGCTAGCGGCCATCGACACCGTGTTGAGCCGGACCTACCAGCCGGCCAGCCTGCGGGCTGCCGTGGAGCCGTACACGCTGGAGACCTGGCGAACCGACCACGAGCGGGCCTTTGAAGACCTACTCTGCCCGCCACGTGAGATAGAAACCACAACCCCGCTCAGAGACGGCAACCACGGTATCTACTGCGTGGCCTTCGGCAAGCCGAGCCGGGGCATGGCCGAGAAGTTGATTACATCGGTCAAAGCCAACATGCCAGCCGTGCCGGTGTGCCTGGTCAGCACCGAGCCGCTGGGCGCGGGGGAAGACGTGTTTGTCGAACAGGAAGATAGGGACATCGGCGGGCGTATTGCCAAAATCAAGATGTGCTCGCTAGCCCCGGAGGCGTGGGAATACGTGCTCTACCTGGACGCCGACACAGAGATTGTGGCCGACGTGTCGGTTATGTTCCAGTTCCTGGCCGACGGCTGGGAGTTGGTCATCTGCAAGAACCCGGACAAGTACCACGTGCTGGGTATGATGGCCCGGCCCGACAACAAAGAGGAGACGACGGCCACCTTCAAGGCGTTGGGCGGGCGGGATCTGTTGCAGCTCAACGGGGGCGTGATGGCCTTCCGGCGCAACGAGCGGGTGTGCCGGTTCTTTGATCTGTGGTACGAGGAGTGGGACAGGTGGGGGGCCAGGGACCAGGCGGCGCTACACCGCGCCCTGTGGCGGCAACCACTGGCCGTGTACGTGCTGGGCAACGAGTGGAACACCATCACCCGCTACGACAAGCCGGACATCTCGGCCGGCATCCTGCACCACCCGACCACGGCCCGGCGCTGGACGGGGCGCATCGATGGTCGGCTGGACAGTCAAGAGGCGTGGGCGAAGGTGAGAGCGTGAAGACCTTAAACCTGGGGGCTGGCAACCGCATCTTGACCGGGGATGTAGTCAACCACGACCGGCGGGCGCATCGCCCGGAGATCGACGTGGTTCACGACCTGAACGACCTGCCCTGGCCGTGGGATGACGAATCCTTTGACGCCATCGTCGCCTGGGCCGTGTTCGAGCACCTGGACATCGACCTGCTCACGGCGATAGACGAGTGCTGGCGCATCCTGAAGCCGGGCGGGCAGCTATCGGTCAAGTTGCCCTGGTATCGGCACGAGATGAGCTACAACGACCCGACGCACCGCTACCAGGTTGGGTTGGGCATCTTCGATAGTTTCGACCCGGACTTGTTGAAGGGTCAACAGATGGACTTTTATACCGAACGCAAGTGGCGGCTGGTAAGTGTCTCCCAGGCCAACTCAAGCATATACGGGGAGCTGGTGAAACGTGGTTGACGTAGACGAGGCGGTCAGGCGAGCCATAGAGGCCGGGTCGATGATGTATACCCGCAAGCAGACCGTCACCGACGACCGGCGAGACGATCAATTGCGCTTCCTGTACGAGCTGGCCGGCATGGCCCCCGACGGCCCGGCGGTCGAGTGCGGCGTCTATACCGGCGGCTCCCTGGTGTGCTGGGCCTGCGCCCGGCTGGGCCGGGGGCCACTGTGGGCGGTGGACGATTGGAGCCTGTGCGCCCGCGCCGACTTCGAGGCCAACGCGGGCCGCTATGGGCTGGCGGTGCGAATCGTGGATGGCAAGAGCTACGAGGTCCACGACCAGGTTGACGACGGGCTGGCCTTCTGTTTCGTGGACGCCGACCACAAGGACGGCATCGCCCGTGATATCGCCATCTGGCCGGGTAAGGTCAGGCCGGGTGGAGTGATCGCCTTCCACGACTACGGCGTATGGCGACCGGAGGTGGAAGTCAAGGCGGCGGTCGACGCCTGGCAAGCCGAGGCGGGCTGGATACGGATAAACGGCGTGGTCAGTTCGCTGATTGGCTTCAGGAGGCCGGCGTGATCGACTATTACCGCCCCCTCCGGTTCGCCGTCGTCTACACGCCCCGTAGCGGGTCCACCTTCCTGGCCCACTGCCTGGACGGACACCCGCAGGTGAGTTGCGAGCGGGACAGTCCATTAGACGACAACAACCACTGGCGGCGCTGGGGGCAGATTGACAACGGGGTGGCCGCCACCGAGCGGTCACTGTTGCGCGCTTTATGGGAGCGCAGCGGCTACCTAGCCGCCGGCTTTAAGCTGT